GTCTTCAAACTCGTCTTTGGTAACATAGTTTCTAGTTACATTGTCGAGCTTCTTATCTATTTGGTCTAGACGGTAGAGTACAAGCTCGTAGTTTTCTTTTTTAGGAGTTGGCATCTAAGTTTGACTTATTAAATAACCCATAAAGTAATTGGCAACAGCACCAGCAGTGAATGTCAATCCACCAGATGTATAACAATACACCTCAATAGTGTTGCCAGCTGTTAAGCTTAAAAAAGCAGTTATATTAGAGGTAACAGGGATATTGGCTGTGCCAGCCGCAGTGGTATCGTCACCCCGTTTAATCTCAGAACCATTTTTGTATAAAGAGATAAACATTCTTTGCTGTACACTACCAGCATTAGTTATATCTCCCTTTGCAGTAAAAGCATAAAAACCTGTAACGGGAACGGTATATGTACCTCCTGTAAAATTATTGTTAGTATCATAATCTTCTGTATCCCAAGATATTTTGGTAAAACCGCTGATAGACTGACTTGTATTCCTATAAACACTAAACTTATACGGATTAGATATAGCAGTGGTATTGGTAGCTAGGCTGGCTATGCCAGTACCATTGGCGAAACTAGCGTCGTTAGTGCCTAATATATTCCATTTAGCTGTTGACGGTTGCTCACCGAATACTACCGACCACGATGCGTATGCCATTTTATAACTCCTTCATTGTAAATAATAATTGTTCTACTTTCAGATTGCTCACGACTTGCTGTATCTCTTGTGGTGTCGGCTGGCTTGGGTTCGAGAAGTTGCTGGCCTCTTGCTTGCTGAGCAAATCATTGCTACCGCAAGTACACTGCCAACCCCATTGTCCGTCCAAGCGCTCTCGGCCTGATATTATCTCTACCGACTTTGCTCGGTCTTCCAGCCAGTCAATCCTGTTGCCGGCCACGCTGCCGTGAATATCTACGCGCCTTTCGCTACCACAATTTTTGCAAGTTACATCGTAAGTCTTTTTCATAAATCAGTTTTACCCTTATTGTCATTGTTGGTCAATAACTCTATTGTGCTGTTTCTTGAAATAAATAATATTTGAATGTCCAAGTTGTGCCGTTATATGCACCAGCACCATTGAAAGCAACCGAGAACAAAATAGTAGTTGAAGTACAGTATTGGGCAATTTCTTGTGAGATACTGCCAGAACCATCTTGTGCCGTGCGAGGACTAGAAAATAATTCACTTCCTAAGCTCGCTGGACCTTTAACAAATACACTATGTGCAGGCTCAAAACCTAGATTGTGGGTAACTGTTGTTGTATATCTTGTCCAGGCCACATAAGGGTTAGGAACAGTAACTATTGCCGTTCCAGTGGCAACTATCTTAAACATATTATAAGCACTATTCATAATTAAATTAGCATCGCCAGTTGTCGATACTTCGTAACCTTCTTTGCTAACTTTAATTCCAAAGTCTTTGCCTGTACCAAATCCATCTTTGTCATACCCAATCAAAACTCTATTGTTTGTACCGTCCGATACAACATACCCATTGGTTTGGTCGTTGTTATTTATTAAATATTTGCCAGAGCTGTCTGTTATTGTTTTTGGTTTAATATAATCTGCCATATAATCCTTTCGTTATGGTGCTATTTGGTCAGTGCCGCCAATCGTGCTAAAGCCAATTCTGAAGTAATTCACAATAATTTTTTGCACTAGTTTCAGCTCTTGCACATAACCGGTGCTATCGTCTAGCTTAGTCTTGATGCCATAGATACGCCAGTACCGGCCTTGCCAGCTAATCATATCACCAAATTGTAACTCAGGTATGGCGCGGATTGTAATGTTCTGTAATTTGTTAGGCTCGGAGTAGTCGCCGAGTATCATCTGCGCATAGCTATTAGCCCAATCTTGAGAGCCGATATACTCGTTGTCAATCTTGAAAGGGTGTTCGGCATAAGCCGTTACAGAGCTATCGTCTTGTTGTCGAATATAAATATCATCTGTTATCTTAGCTGGTCGGCCAGATATTACCAATTTGCTAAGATAGCAATCTGAAGAGCTGCTATTATTTTGAAAAACAACTTTAGAAGCTTTAGCAAAGTTTGATATAGATTTTATGCTAACATTTGCAGTCAAATCAGTTCCAGTTCCATCTGCTAATGAATTGGTCAAATAATATGAATTAGCACCGCCACTTGTCGGACTTGTAACTTGTAGTATAGGGTCGTCGTATGATAAAAATAACTCTAAGGTACTGTTGGCTTTGATTAAGTTACCAGGTGTTGAATTATGAATAATTTGTAATGCCTGCTTAGCTCGCGGCTTGCTTACTACCTCGACAACATTTATAAGATGGTCATAGTTAGGGTTGGATTGCTGTATCACTTGGCCGGTGCTAATAATTCTCTGCACTGTATTGTATGGCGCGTTGTTCCAAGCCTGGCGGTTCTGAAAGCGTAGTTTGCCAGTTTCGTCTTGATAGAAGTTGCCGTTCTCTGCCTGCACTAGCTTGTGAATAAATGGTCCAAACTTATTGCCGGCTGTAATCTCGGCAAAGGGTACAATGTTGATACCAGTATCAAGCTCGTATTGGGCAGTGCTAAAGCCGAGCGTCGCTAGCGTCGAAGCAATAATCTGGTCAGTGCGCTGTCCAGTGAACATCGCTGTATTATCTACATATTGGTTTTGCAAGAAGCCTACAAAGTCCGTACCTTGTATCGCTGTTGTGCGGCCTCGCATATCTATCTTTGGCGGCCTGTCGGTCAGCCCTACAAATTGAGGTATGCTATTGTCGATACCAGAATAATTAAAACCAGCATTTATAACAAATGGTCTGCCAGGCTTTTCAACAGCTGTGAATATCGCCGAGCTACCACCAAAAGTGCGCGGCGTATATCGCCCATCGGTATTATTAAACTGAGCTTCTGCCATACCAGCAGTCAAGCCACCAGTCGGCTCTTGCAATTCTCGCTCGTAAGCCAAGCCAGTTACATAAGAGCTGTCATTGTCGTACTGGTAATAGTTCCACTGCGAAGGCGAGCTGTCAGCCGATGGTATTAGGTCCGTTCCACCAATAGTCGATACGCCAATAGTAAAGAAGACAATCGTATTCTTATATGACTTCTTCCAAGCAATCTGCGTCGATTGGACAATCTTGCGGTCAGTGTCGCGCTCTTCAGCAGTGAACGCTGCTGTTACTGTCTGCACTTTTAAGCCTCTGTAAGCGTTAGTGTGAACTCAGATAGATAATCTGTGCCAAGCGTGCTAAAACTGCGCTGAGCGAGGTCTATGTGTACTAAGGTAGATGATACTGTATAGTTTGTTTCGCTTATCACCCAGCTAACAGTTGTGCCGGTCGTCAAGTATGTCTGGTAGATTGTATTTATAGTAGTGAAGTCCGTGCTGTTAATAGTTTTGTAGCTCATAATCCATTGGCGCTTATTAGAGCCAAAGTAATCGCGCGTGATATTGCCGCCCAGCGTTCGTATTTGAGATACCTGAGTATTGTTAGTTTCGCTAATACTCTGCGGTGCTTTAATTGTAGTGCCAGATAATACAAAGCTCATACTAATAACTCCCCTACCGTCATAGCCCTAGAGCTTGCGATATCTTTTAGTGCGCCGGCGATTACCATTGCATATTGTCGAGCATCTTGCTGGCTACCCATAAATGCGCCAGCTTGAACGGTGATGTTGATTGTCGAGCCTCCGCCACCCATTGAGCCTATCTGGTCGTTAGGTATAACATTAGCACCTCTTGGTAAAGCAACTACTTCTGGGCCTTGCTCGCCGACTAGCGCCAATCCGCCGCCGAAGTTTGTAACCCCAGTAGCAAAGCCTGGTATGTGCAAAGCCTTACCGACTTCATTGCCGGCATTGCCAATCGCGCCAGATATTCTGCCTGGCAACTGCGTGAAGAAGCCCACTATGCCATTGACTGTATCTCTAGCCCAATTATATAGGTTTGTATTAAAAGAGTTGAAAGCATTGACTACACCATTCCAAAGATTAGCAGCTAATTCTTTGGTTGTCTTATCAAACCATCTAAACATATCTATTACAAAAGTTATTATTTTGACTAGGGCATAAATAGCTGCAACGACGAAAGCTATGCCTGCTACTAGTAAGCCAAGTGCTACCAAAACAACAGCGCCTATAATAACAGCAATTAGTTTAAGTGTTGGTATAATCCAATCTCGGTTCTTTTCCCAGAACTCTTTTAGCGCCGGCAGTATCTGCTCTACAAATATAGCCCAGAGCGCCTGTAGCACCGGTAATAGATAAGCATTAAACAAATCTACTATTGTCTGCCATAAGTCTTTGAAGAATTGAATTGTAGGCTGTAATGCTTCTAATACCTTACCCCAGCCGCCAAAGGCTTTTGCCATCTCATTCACGCCATAAGCAATCAAGGCAACGGCGGCTATTACTAAGAACGCTATCAGCACGAACGGACTAAAGACAGCATCAACAATTGCACCAATCGCTGCTAGCACAACGAAAGCACCACCGAGCAAGGCTATTGCAATCGTAACTTCTGTTATAGTCTTTACTAAGGCAGGGTTCTTTTCAGTCCATATTCTGATTGCTTCGACAATCGGACCAATTTTATCCAATAATGGCTTGAAAGCATCTACAATAGCCTTACCTATAACTTCCATCAAGTCGTCAAAGTTCTCTGTAAGCTTAGCTATCTGACCGCCGAACGACTCGCCAGCTGCTTTACCAGCGCCGCCAAACTCTGTGGCCAACTCTTGAAGTATTAGCTTTTGCTTATCTTGGACGGTCATACCTTCGGTGAACTTCTTTTTTAGCTCATCGACATTAACACCTACGCGCTTCAATGCGCCCAAGCCGGTATCGGGGTCTTGTAGTGCTTTGCCTAACAGTACCGTCTTTGTCTGAACATCTTCCATACTCGGCACCATACCGTGATTGAGAGCAGTCGCCATATCTATCGCGGCTTGGGCGGCTTCGGGGAATATATCTTGCCCAACCTTTGTAAAAGTAAGCAATACATTCTCGGCATTAAGAGCAGTTTCGTCAGATATACCATTGAGATGCTCTAGCTCTTTAGATAGCTTCAATGCTTCGTCTTTAGTTACTCCAGCCGCGCCGGCCGTCGATTGTAGCACAGCGTCAAGCTGACGAGCTACTGCATCGCTTTCGGTGAATGCTTTAACAGCTTGTACACCAAAACCAACCAGCGCGCCTGTCATTAGCCCTACCGGTACAACAGCTTTACCTATCGCATTACCGAAGTTACTAACAACCGAGCTGGCTTCGTCTTTTGCTGTGATTACTGCTCTAATTTGTGCGTCGGCCATCTATAAATCTTTCTAGTTATTACTACTATTGTTATCGCGTTCCTGCTTTTCGCGCAATAACTTCTCTATCTCAAGTGCTAGCATAATTTGGTCAATAGGCTCATCGGCCAGCTGGTGGTAGCTGAGCTTGAATAGTTTGCGATATATGTGGCCAAGTAGCTCTAGTGGTGGCGCTTGGTCGTTGAAGATAGCCAGCTCAACGGCCTGAATTAGTTTGGGTCTTGTACATTCCCCCTGAGTGAGGCAATACATTCCAGTACTATGTCGAGCGGTAGGTCGCCCAAGTCATCTTTGGTTATCTGAACAATCTTATCGTTTTCGTCTTTGGCTGTGCCAGATATAAACTTGTCGGCGATAGCTTCGAATATAATCTTCTGGCTCTCTGGCTTCTCGGCGTCAATGTCCTTGAACTTAACTTGCCATTGAGCTAGCTCGTTATAAGACGGCGCTTCGAGTGTAATCGAGCAACCTTCCCAGCCGAACTTGCCTAAATCTATCTCTCTCTTAAGTAGAAACTTTCCCATTTGCTTTTTCCTTTCTTATTAGTATGTAGCTTGAGTATTTATTAAAGTTGCGGTGCTGATTATGTCTAGTGCATTAGCAGCGTCATAGTTGGCAGTGAATTGTATCTTCTGCGATACGATAGAGTCTAGCCCTCTGTCCTGTTCCCAGTTAGTAAAGCTAACGCGTGGGAATTGTAGTGTCAGTGTAGAGTTAGCACCACCGTCGAGCTTAATTTCCATAGCTTGATATGTTCCAGCGGTCATAAGCTGTCGGTAGGTGTCGCTCTCTTTATTTAGCGAGAACGAGCCGGTAACAGATAGCTGCTGGCTCAAGATGTCTAGTGGTTGGACAGTTCCAAGAACATTGTCATACATAGCGTTCTTATTAACAGTCAGCTCTAGGTCTTTTAGGTCAAGCGTTGCTGCGGCAGCGATACCACCGACAGTAGTTGCCAGCTTAACTCTGAGCTGCTGGTGTAGGTACTTCGAACCGAGCGAAGTGTAGTTAGGTGTCAGTGTAGACCAGTTGGCGCTGTCCTTAGACTTGAAAGCAAAGGTATGGTCAACAATAGCATTCTGGCTAACTTTTACTTTCCAGCTATCGACGACGCTATTAGCGAAGGCCTTAGTATAGTCTGGGTCTTGGTAGAAGACGGTTAGCGATACAGGCTGATTGGTCTGAGATAGTGTAAAAGTGTGAGTATAAGGGTTAGAGCCAGAAGTCGATGGCACTGCGCCAAGTACGCTACATAGCAATACGCCAAGAGCCTTGTCATATACCTGAGTATCGACATCACCCTCTCCGAAGCGAGAAGTTACATATACCGAGTCGCCGTCAGCAATCTTGCCGAGCGCTTGGGTTTCTCTTACTGTTACTGTTTTGTCATCGAATGATAGCTTTGCATAAGGCAACCAGAATAAAGTGCTACCTGCTGTACCTCTAGTTGTTTCTCTGGCGATGGCCACTCCGCCTCTACGGCCTACGAACTTTGTCATTATATATTACCTTTCTTTTTACCCATTAAGCATTATTTTTACATAGTGGTCAATAACTATACCAAGTAAAGTGAATGCACCTTAATTATTATCTCGCCACTGCGCGCCATACCACCTTCGTACTCGACATAGCCAGGTGTACCGATGGCAGCTTCTACAAATATAACCTGCGAGTTTTTATCTAGGGTTATATCACTGTCCATCGTGTCTAGCACATCACCCAAGCAATCTTCGATAGTCTGCTCGGCCAGCTCTACCTGATTAGTATTGCTCAAGTCTTGCCCTATCTGAGCCAGTAATAGTATGCGGTACGAGTAGATGCGCTTATTCTCGGCAGTGCTGTAAAAAGCGTTGTCAGTACCCAAGAAGGTAATAAACGCGCAAGGGAAGCCGGTCGGGTTTATCTTTTCGTAGTCATAGACTTTATTTATCGAGCTAATCGCCGATATGTTCGTAACAATACCTTTTTTGATGTTTTTAATTGCGCTCATTATTATACCTCTCTTGCTATCTCGTCCAGCGTATCTTGTACCGCTTTCTGGAAGTTATCGTTGATGTTTTCAGTTTCAGCCTCGACTGCTTCTAATAAAAATGGCCTGCCCTTCATATATCGAGTGCCTTCGTGTACAAATATAGCATAGTTGGCCATTGGCTGTATGGTAGCTTTCAGCGGCTCGAAGATACTTTGGTGGCTAGCGCGCAGGTAGCCCGTCAGCACCGGCGAGTTTATCATCGACTGGCGCTGTATGGCGAGAGCCGAGCGCCTGATTGCATCGTTTAGATTGCGTGCCATTTTAATTGGCGCAGACTTGAAGGCTGCTTGTATCTCAGCTAGGTTGGTGATGCGTACCTGTATGTTAGGCATTGTATTGGCTCTCTATTATTAAGTGTTTGTGGTCGAGCAAGCCAGCGCCGTGAAAGTAAGTAACCGATTTGACTGAGTAGCGCACACCACTGCCATCGTCTATTTGGTCGCCCTCTCTGACTTCAATAGAAGCGTCTACAAAGGCTTCGTAGGTCTTACCAATGCGTCCACCCACATTATTGACTCTAACGCCTTCAAGCGGCTGTATGTCGGCCGCATAGCTAGTATATGTAGCACTGAAGTTCTGTTTCGCCGAGCCGAACGGTCTTAACCGCCGTATTGTTATTGTATGACTATTAAAATATATTGTCATCTTATCTCTCGGCCTGTACCGGCATATTAGAGTAGTAGTCAATCGTTTCGCTGATACCAAGTTGTCTTATTAGGTCATTAAAGTCTTTTATGCCTTCGTAGTATTGAATTGTGCGCGAGCCTTCTTGCTTTTCTTTAACGGCAATCGAGCCATCGGCATTATTAACATAATAAGCGGCTAGGGTAGCGCAAGCCTCGCTCAAGTCTTCAGGTATTGTTGTATAGCCGGCAGTGTAAGATATTCTGTACCTGTCCCAGCGGCCAACAGCGCGGAATGCCAAGCTCAATACACCAGCATTAGCTTGAGCCGAGCCGGCG